CTTTAATGTCTGGTTTATAACTTTTTGTTATAATATGTCCGTTTTATGATAATATAATGTTATAATTTTTGTGCTGGCACCTAGATACTACCCCACCCCACTGCGTCTAGGTGTCCAGTTTTATTTAATGGTATAATCAATTATCATGTGTGCTCCTACAATAGAAAAATATGGCGCTTCGCCAGCAAACATTCAGTGGACCGTAGTCCGTGGAAATGATGCGACCTTAAAGGTAGAATTTTTTGAAGATGACGAAATAACCGCTTACGACACTGATGGCTGGACATACCTATCTACAGCCTATGATCCTACAGGGGAAGTTCTTGATGAACTTACAGTAACAGAGGAAGATGGATATGCAATTATTTCTATACCTGCAAATATCGCTACCAACTGGGGAACTCAATATAAATCCGTAGTATCAGAACTAAAGTTTGACCTTCAGGTTACAATTCCTGGCGGTAGTGGAGAAGTAGACACAATCTGGACTCCAGTAATCGGAACAATTTGTGTGCTTGGAAATGTAACCCCTGGAGGAAGTTTATAATGCCAGTTGTAAAAATTTCTACTACAAACACAAAAATTCCACCAATTGTTAAAATTGGTAAAAAGGTCTTTAAGACAAAAATAAAGTAAGGCTTGGTCAACATGACAAAGAGCATGGAGTTTCCAAGTAAAAAGAAAAAATATAACGAAACCGTAGAGCAGACAAAATCTGTTGAGTATATTGCCGTTCCTGGAATTAAAGGAGAAAGAGGCGAAACGGGATTAACTGGTCCACAAGGACCACAGGGGCCAAAAGGAGATAGGGGTGAAAAAGGTTCCCAAGGGATTCAAGGTCCAAAAGGAGAAAAGGGTGACCCAGGCAAGGGTGCAGAAGGATATGACAGCCCATCTGGGCAGTATCCTGGTTGGGCATATTATACTGGAAATGATACAGAAATATATAAAGTTGGTCCAGAAAGAGGAGAAGACGGATGGGTTTCTTTTTTCTTAAATGTAGATAAAGATCAAACTATTGAAACCTATCTTCCAAATAAATCGGTCTCTTTATTAAACGAAGTAGCAAAAAACATTAATTTTAAAACACTTAAAGTAGGATCAAAAGTAGAAGTTAGATATGACTTTTCTTTAGAAACGTACACAAGCAATACAGAGGTTTGGATAAGAACTCTTTTAAGAGACGAAGAGTTATCTCCTATAGGATATGTCGGATTGCTAAAATATCAATATCAATACGATTTATCATATTCTCAAACCATTTTTATCAATAACGACAAAATTAAAAACTATGGAGGAACCCCTCAAATTAGAACTGACAATGAGGGTTCTTTTATTTTAAAAGGTATATATATATCAGTATCATAGTGGTATAATTAAACAGGAGGAATAATGGCATTTCCAGGCACATATAATTTTAATTACTACCGTGGTGATAGGTATGAATTTGTAATCCGTCCAAAAACTGCAAACGGTGGGGCTTTTGATTTAACAGGCTATAACGCAGATTTTTTTGTTGCTAATGCAAGAGGAGAAAACAAAACTCAATACGAAATGCAGGCTGTTGTTGATGGTTCTGCAGACACTGTGACTTGTACAATTTTGCCAGGTGCTGGAGAAAGCCTTGCTGGTGGAACATATGTTTATGATGTACAAATAGATTCTGGTGCAACACACGTTTTTACACTTTTAACTGGAACAATTACTGTAACAGAAGATGTAACTGGAGCAGATGATTCATAATGGTTGATGTATTACTTAATACCGACGATGTTGTAGTTATAGGACCTCCAGAGTCAATTGACTTATTGGTTGATATTGGTCCACAAGGAACTCGTGGTAGCAAATTTATTGTTGGTTCTGGAGAGCCTAACACACTAACATCAAGTGGTATTTTATTTGGAAACACTTTAATTTTAAATGATATGTATATTAATACAGCACCAGGAGAAAACTATGGATATATGTATCAGTACATTTCTCAAGCAGGTGGAAATACTTGGGTTCAAGTTTTAAAAGTAAGTCCAGCAATTTACTCTTCTGTAGAAACAATTGCTTTTACATCTGGAGCAGGATCAATTACTATTCCAATATCAAACATCGTAACAGTTAGTGGTTCACCACTTACCGCTTTAAATTTTAATGTTCAGTTTCGCATTGAAGGGGCAAATCCAATTGCTTCATCAATGGAAATTCCTGCTTTGGCAGGGGCTGGAACAAACCTAGTAATAAATTTTGACGCAGTTCAATATAGCGGTGGTAGTTGGTCAGCACTTGATGGAAATAAAACAGTTCATCTGTTTATTTCTATAGTTTAATAAAAATGGTATAATCTTAAAAGAGGTGAGACCCAAATGGCTGTAGAAAACATAGGAAACTTAGTTCCAACAAAGATTCCAGCATTAATTGATGATGCTAATATTCAGGATGCACTTAAAGCATATCACTATGGATCATACACTTTTGATACAGCAGAAAACAATCCAGAAAATCTACTAAATCCATCTATTGCTTATACTGTTAATGATTTACAAAACCAGATAGATGATCAGGTTGCATTAGAATTAGCAGCAAGAGATAGTTCAAGAGTAACTACAACTGCTCCTACCTCCGCAGCATTTACAGCATTTTCTGACACAATTCCAGATGGATACATTTGGGTAGACAAAGATGCTCCTGCTCAGGTTGGTTATATTTCTGCAACATCTGTTTATACAACAACAGAACCAACAACTGGATTAGCAAATGGAGTTATCTGGATTAAAAAAGGTTCAAGCCCACTTGAAATGTATGTTTATAATAGCGACACTAGCACTTTTGATCAGGTGATCTAATGCCAACAACTTTTGATGAAGATGGAAAGCCAGGGTATATCTATAACGTAGCAGATGATAAATGGTATGCCATTTCTGGTAAAACTGACACATCTGGAACTTTTGAATGGTCTGGAACACATAATCACCTTTCATCATTTACAACATCAGACATTTTTATTGCAAAAAAAGGTATAAATAATTATCTCAACCCAGCAGCAAGAAATTCAGCAATTCCATCACCTACTTCAGGAACGCTTGCATTTGTCCGTCAAGATGCCAGTGGCAATACAATAAATCAACTTCAATATTACAGCGGATCTGCTTGGGTACAAGTAGCAGCCGACTCAGATCCAACCCCAAACATATTTATGCTTATGGGTTGTTAGTGTGATAGAATAAGTATTAAGGAGGAAAAATGCCAACAACATATAAAGTACTAGGTCAGTCAGGACCTTCTGCAACAACAGAGACAACTCTTTATACTGTTCCATCTTCTACGCAATCGGTAGTTTCAAGTATTGCAATTTGTAATCAGGCTGCAACATCTGCTACCTTTAGAATTGCAGTAAGGCCTTCTGCAGATGCTACAACTGCTGCCAAACATTATTTAGTTTACGGAACAACTATTGCTGCAAACGATACTATTGTTTTAACTATGGGAATAACCCTTGCTGCTTCAGACAAAGTATTAGTTTATGCCTCAACTTCAAATATGTCTTTTGCGGCATATGGATCTGAACTTGTTTAAGAATAATGACAATTTCAAAGGCATCTCTACAATCATTAACATCAAAAAAGTTACAATATACCACACCAATTAATGATATTCCAGATGGTGCAATTCCAACTGCAACTGATGTCGGAACATCTCGTCCTTTTAATAATGGATCTGCAACAATTACTTTGGCTGCACCCACAACAGGTGGACCAGCAACAAGTTATACTGTAACATCAAGTCCAGGATCATTCACTGCTACTGGATCTTCTCCATTAACGGTTACAGGGCTACAATCTAATACATCTTATACTTTTACATCGGTAGGAAATAGTGCATTGGGAAGTTCTTATTTACCAAGCATAGCCTCAAACTCAATTACAGCAACTACTGTTCCAGATGCACCAGTTATTGGTGTAGCAACTAAGATTAGCAATACTGTAGCAAGTTTAACTTTTACACCGCCAGAAAGTGGTGGAAGTAATATTACAGGGTACACAATAACCTCTTCTCCATCTATTTCAATAACTACTAGTGCTGGAACAACTAGCCCATTAACAGCGACTGGATCATTTTTGGGTGGACAGTCTTATACTTTTACTATTGTTGCAACTAATGCTAATGGAAATAGTTTATCTAGTTCTGCAAGTCCTGGAGTAGTTGTTACAGAAACTTCCGTTCCAGCAAAACCAGCAGCACCAACCGTAACAACTGCAGCAGATGCTGATACCGTTACCTGGGTTGCTCCAGCAAATGGTGGAAGTACAATTACTGGATACACTTGGGCATCATCTGATGGCAAAACTGCAACAGTTAGTGGAACAACGCTATCAGTTGTAGTTGCTCAAGAAGGAAATACATCACAAACATATACTGTTTATGCTACAAATGCAATTGGAAACTCTTCAATATCAGATCCATCAAATAGTGTTACTACCCCGCCGTTTTTCCCATCATTTGGTCCATTCTTCCCACCGTTCTTCCCATTCTTTCCACCGTTCTTCCCGTTCTTCCCACCGTTCTTCCCATTCTTTCCACCGTTCTTCCCGTTCTTCCCACCGTTCTTCCCGTTCTTCCCATTCTTCCCAAGATTCGTTCCGCCAAGTTTTGGTCCTCTGGGCTAATAAATGATATAAAAAAACCCCCAAGGAAAAAATCCAAGGGGGTAATTTTATTAACTGCTACTTACATGGATACTTGTTATACCATTCCTGATACCGTGATCCATTTAGAGTAGTCCATGAGGACCAGTCTGTACCGCCTTTAGTCATATGATGTGTTATTTGTGCGTTTTTAACTGGATTAAATAGTTCAGAGTTTGACTCTAAATCAAACTTCTCTCTACGATCTGGACCTAAGTTCCCTATCATGTTTATTTGAAACATGCCATAAGAACTATCTCCAGTATTAGAATTACCGTTAAAGGCATGTGGTCTAGCATTAGTCTCAGCCATAGCAATTGCACAAGCAGATCTTAAAGCCTTTCCTTCAAACCCTACAGCCTTTAATAATTCAATTAACTGCCCATCACTTAAATTATGAGCATTTTTATACTTTTCTAATATTTTTTCTTTAGAAACCAAAAAAGCCACCTTGGGGGTGGCAGAGGAATCTATAGAACTTTTAATTAGTAAGTTGTTTTCATTTGTTGCATTTGCGGTAGCCGAAAAAACGGTACTGCAAATAACCAACGTTAATACCCCTAGCCAAACATTTGCTTCTCTCATTGTAGAATACCTCCTAGAGAACAAATGCTACCTACTGGTAGCATGTATTAATTATAACATCAATTTGCCCTTTTGGTCAAGTTAAACAATAAAATATAAAAATATTTAAAATATTACTTTAGTTAGTGGTATAATAATAAGATTATGGCTACTTTTAGAGATCAAGGTTTAGGCTCTTATTCAATTGGTTCTGCACCTCCTACGGTCAACTGGACGATTGTAAAGGGCGACACATCAGCATTTCGGGTATATGTAACAGATGATAATAAAGATCCCCTAGTGATTGAAGACTGGACAATTGAAATGGAAATTAAAAGACCAGCAATTGCGGGTAATTTAAATGATGCTGATCCAGCAGGAGTTTTGATTCTTACTCCTATTGCCACAGCAGAAGATGGCGATGGAGAATTTACAGTTTCTCTAACATCTGCTCAATCAAAAAGTTTAAACACTGGAGATATTTTTGATATTGAATTAAGGGATGCCAGCAGGGTATGGACAGTTGCTCGTGGTATATTAACAGTTATTGAAGATGTTACAAACAGCGATGAGTCATAATGGCTTCCGTAGCAATAATAGATTTATCTGAAAAAAGATCAGAAACAATTTCTAGGATAGGTTATCCTAAAAGTAATATAAGTGGTTTTGTAAGGCTTACAAAGATACAAGAAGTTTTGCCTTTTAGAGTTATGTTTACAAATATTGGAATACCAGCAGCATACTCAGGTGTACCTGGAATTGGACTTCAAATAATTGGAATTAATAACTATATTCTTTAACATAATGATATAATAACCTTATGGCAAAGATATCAACCACCAACGTAAAGGCCCTGTTTCAGACAGGCGATAGACCAACAGAAGAAAACTATATAGATTTAATTGATAGTACTTCTGCTAGGTCTACCGATCTTGGATCAGACGGCAATAATGAGTTAACAATTAATGGAATTGAAAACTCAACAGTATTTGATAGTTTTGCATCAAGCGAGTTTAGATCAATGAAATATATGATCTCACTCAAGCATGTAGCAGGCGGTGCAAATAAGTACGCTGTTACAGAATTAACAATATTGAATGATGGATCAGATGTATCTGTTAGTCAATATGGCACTATTGAAAATGATGGGAATATTGGCACCATCTCTGTTTCAAAGGCTGGGGACACAGTTTCACTAACTGTGGTTCCTGTGGGGGGAAATACACCTATAACTCTGCGCTACATGCGTATGGGATTAAAGGCCTAACTAAGGAGATAAAAGATGGCAACAGTAACAAAAGACTTTAGAGTAAAATCGGGACTGATAGTTGAGGGATCAACTGCGACCGTTAATGGAAAGAACATAATCACAGCAGGCACAATTGATGCTAAAGGTGATTTATTAGTAGGTAGTGCAGACGATGCAGTAGCACGTCTTGGCATTGGAACAGATGGGCAAGTCCTTACAGCAGCGTCAGGAGCAACATATGGCGTTCAATGGTCAAACCCTGCAGCAGTTGGTGTATTTGATACATCAATTACCTTTGAAGGCGCAACAGCAGATGACTACGAGACAACTCTTACAGTTGCAGACCCAACAGCAGATCGTACAATTACACTCCCTAACGTATCAGGTACCGTAGTTACATCTGGTGATACTGGTACAGTTACAGCAACAATGCTTGCTTCAGATTCAGTAACTACCGTAAAAATTACAGACGCAAACGTAACTGCAGCAAAACTTGCTACAGACTCTGTAGAGACAGCAAAGATTAAAGATGCAAATGTAACTGCTGCTAAACTTGCTGCAGATTCTGTAGAAACAGCAAAGATTGTTGACTCTAACGTAACAGCAGCAAAATTGGCTGCAGATTCAGTTACAACTGCAAAGATTCTTGATGCAAACGTAACAGATGCAAAACTTGCTTCAAACTCAGTTACAAACGCTAAAATTGCAGATTCAGCAGTTGATACAGCAGAGATTGCTAATAGCGCAGTAACTGCAGCAAAACTTGCTACAGATTCTGTAGAGACAGCAAAGATTAAAGATTCAAATGTAACTGCTGTTAAACTTGCTACAGACTCTGTAGAGACAGCAAAAATTAAAGATCTTAACGTAACAGAAGCAAAAATTGCAGAAGGTGCAGTAACTTCAGCAAAGATTGCTAACGATACAATTGTAGATGCAGACATTAATTCTGCTGCTGCAATCGCTCAGTCTAAGATTGCAAATCTTACAACAGATCTTGCTGCTAAGTTAGCACTTGCTGGTGGCACAATGACTGGTGCAATTGCAATGGGTACAAACAAGATCACAGGTCTTGGTACACCAACTGATGGAACAGATGCAGCAACAAAGAATTATGTAGACTCAGCAGCACAGGGTATTGATTGGAAAGCATCAGTACGTGCAGCAACAACTGCAGCAGTAACACTCGCATCTGATCTAGAAAATGGAGATACTCTTGACGGAGTAACCCTTGCTACAGGTGACCGTGTTC